TGATTGAAATCATTAACCATGAACTGTATCTGAGGCAAAACAAAAATGATTAATCAACGAGGCATTCCTAGCAATGAATGTCTAAACTGCGGGTCGAACATTCAGATCATCCGCGCTATGTTTGAAGATTACCAACTTGTTCTTTGGTTTACGAAATCCTTCTGTGCTGAATGTGGTTCTCCCATGACCACGCCAACTCCGGTTGATTCTCCAGAATACAAGCAGGATAAGGAGTGGAAGAATGACGGATGGAATTTCGACTAAATGGTTAGAAGTATTTAGCGCCGAGGTTAAACGGGTTCAAGATGAATCTGGCAAACCACCAGAAGAATGGAAAGCAGCGGGTCGTGTAACTGCAGCCAATCCCAATGGCGAAGATGTACAGTTCTGGCAACACGACGGTTTGCGTCAAGTTAAAGAATATGTAAAATGGATTGAGCAATCTGGTTGGCAGATTGCAACCATGCCGGATGGTCGTCCGGGTATTGAGTGGTCTGCAGATGTTCACTTCGGGGGAACACCTGTAAGATTTATTATCGATGCTATTTACCAAGTTGGGGAGGATTTGGTAATCGTCGATTATAAGACTGGATCAAGGACGCCATTCGGCATGATACAGATGGGACTATACGCATCTGGTATAGAAAAGATATATGGAATCAGACCCAAGTGGGGTGCATTCTATATGACCAGAAAAGGTGCATTGAGCGACTTGCACGCATTGTCCCATTTATCTATAGATTATTTTGAATATGTTTTTGAAACGATGAATACTAATATCCAATTAGGATACTATCCTCCATCAGTAGGGGATTCGTGTCGCACCTGCTCCTTTGTTGACAAATGTCCAGCAATGGGTTCTAATGAGTACCCGTTAGTCCTACCCAAAAAGAGAAAGGTAAAGAAGTGACAGAAGCAAATTTCTCGTTCACTACAAAAATAAACGGTGACCTATTCACCGTTCGTGGCAATACAATTCAAGAGTTCATGCAGAATGTTGAGTCTGCTAGAACTGCAGTTGCATCCGTTACATCACTTGCACAGTCAACGCAATCAACACAATCAACACCAATGCGTCAAGCAATTCAGGTGATGGAAGAAGTATTCAATACTGGTGATTCCAAAGGAATCACTACTGAATCTATAAGCGATGCTATCGAACAGATCGTTGACAAGTATGGCAATGAGTGGACTTATGGTCACCCAGAAGCGCCAATGCTACCGGATGGTCGTGGACGATACGCTCGCAAGAAGGGCAAGTCCAAGGCTGGTAAGGTTTATACCGGATGGTTTGATCCGGCTAAAGGACCCAAGCCTTTCCCTAAGGGTGAGGTTGAGGCTGAGGCTATCTGGTCTAAGTAATGCGATCACTATTGCAAGTAGTTGGTGTTGAGACACCAGCCGGTCACGCTCTGCCAGAGATACTTCCTCAACTTACAACAAGCCAAGTAGTATTTCGACAAGCGCAACTGCATCTTATCGCTGCCCAACCGGGTGGCGGTAAGACTATGCTTGCATTGTGGTATGCCGTTACTTCTAAAGTTCCATCACTCTATTTTTCTGCAGACTCTGATTCAAGAACCATTGCACTCCGAGCCGGTGCAATCTTGTTGGGGAAACCTGTATCAGATGTTGAAAAGATGATGGACTCTGAGGCAAGTGTATTACTGGAGGATACCCTTGCCGACGGTGCGAAACATATTCGATTCAATTTTGATCCCGCTCCGTCCTTAGAGGATGTTGAGCAAGAGATCGAAGCGTGGATAGAATTACATGGCGCACCACCATCGGCTATCTACATTGATAATCTCATGAACATTGCTGCCGGTAGTGATAATGAATGGACCGCCCTTCGTGACACTATGTCAGCATTTCACTACATGGCGCGGGAGTATGAATCTGCATTCGTAGTCCTGCACCATGTGAGTGAGAATGAGAAGATGTCGAAGCCGAACTTTCCAGCGCCACGCAAAGCACTCATGGGTAAGGTTTCTGCTTTGCCAGAATTAGTGTTGAGCGTGGCGCTGGATAACAATGGTACGAGTTATCGTGTTGCTGTTATCAAGAACCGTCATGGCAAGGCTGATCCGACAGCGGAGTCATTCCTAACCTTGGCTGCAGAACCATCACTTATGACAATCTACAATTCGTTTTCTGATCTAAATATAGATAGAACTCGGCGCGGATTATGATCCGGATAGAACTGAATGAAGATGAAATCATGGGCGCTTTGCGCCATGTTCATCGGGTACGGCAAAACAAAAAGGAATTCAATGTCACCGATAAAAAGTTTGACAAGAACAATTCGTCGTATTCAGTTAATCTTATGGGTCGCTTGGGTGAGGTGGCGTGTGCAAAGGGACTTGGGTTATCCGTTGATGAGTCGATTAACCCGGGCGGTGACGATGGACATGACTTACATACATCATTGGGAAAATCTATACAGGTCAAAACATCCACAATTCCCACACTTATTTTCAACCACGAAACAAACTTCATCTCAGACTACGCAATCCTCGTAGTCTTAGAAGGAGACAAGCAACTTCCCCATGTTGATTCGGCATTTCACATTGTTGGAATAACCGATAGAAAATATTTCTTTGACAACTTTACTTACCATGATTATGGTTATGGTCAGAGGTTGATCCTTTCGCAAGACAAACTACATCCAATCAACGAAGGTTTTAATATCAATGAAATATCCAGACTTTTCGGAAGCGCTTTGTAAAGAGATTGGTGTCGAGTTCTTTTTTTATGGTGATACTAAAACACCTAATTCAGAACAGCACATGGCTAGGAAGTTGTGCAACTCTTGTCCGGTTTATGATGCATGTTTAGAGTGGGCTTTGCACCACGAGAAGCATGGGATTTGGGCTGGTACAAATGAAACAGAGCGCAGGTATATGCGCTCTAAACGCAAGATAAAATACCAAGCGATACTCATGGAGGATTACCTGTGACAACGCCAAGCAAACGCAAGGGTTCAGAATTCGAAAGAGATACTGTGAAGTGGCTAGTCTCAATTGGATTTGAGAATGCTGAGCGTGCATATGGTGCTGGCAGGCAGGATGATGTGGGAGATATTGATGGTATCAAGCATGTTACAATTGAATGCAAGAATGAAAAGAGAATAGATTTGCCCCAGTATTTGCGGGAACTTGAAGTCGAGATGGCTCATGCGAAAGCAAAGACTGGTGTAGTATTAGTCAAAAGGCGTGGCACTAAAAGCGTCTCAGATGCATATGCGGTTATGCCAGCATGGCTCTGGGCGGATCTGCTAAAACAGGCAGGTTACCAAAGTACATAAACAATCGAAGTTGATTGTTGATTGGAGGATAGTAACTATGTTGTTAATGGGGATGCCAGCGTCTCCTCCGGCAATTATCATTACATTGACCAAAGAGGAGATGGCTAAACGAGCAATAGGAACGATCACAGTTTCTCGCAGCGAAGCACGCTGTGCCTTGAAGATTGCTTATAAAGAAAGTCGGTATGATCCCAAAGCGTTGAACAAGAAGTCTGGCGCTCGCGGTATGTGGCAGTTAATGTGGGGCAAACCTACATGGAATATCTGGAAGCAAACCGATGAGGCTGACAAGTATGTCAAGCATCGCTACAAGACTTGGTGTTCCGCATATCGACATCATCAAGAAAGGAACTGGTACTAAACTTGAATCAATCTGAATTTCTTGAGGCAGTATTTCGTCACTACGAATTGGATCTTCCATACGGTGAGAAGAGTATCTTCTGTCCGGTGCATGATGATTCACACAAGTCTGCCTCGGTTAATTCAGATAAAGGTGTCTGGGTATGCTATGCGTGTCATTCTGGTGGGACTGGAATCCATATCATTATGGCTAGAGAAAACATGGCATACCCAGACGCCATGAAATGGGCTGAGAAAAATCTTGGCAAGATATCCAAGACACCTCAGCGACCAACCAAGCGTAGAAGCGGAAACCGTTGGGTTCCGCCACGCTTAAGGAGTGTGTCGTGACTACCATTATTGGAATTCAGAAACCTACATACTGCATGTTGGTTGCTGATTCACAAGTAACAACCGATGATGGCAGACCATTCTCTCATCCAGAGATGGTGAAGATCAGCAAGGTTGGTAAGTATTTATTGGCTGGGGCTGGCGATGCTAACGCTTGCGATATTATTCAACATACTTGGAAACCTCCGTCACCTCACAGTAAGAAAGATATCTATCACTTCATGGTAAGTGAGGTAGCACCGAGCCTTCGCTCGGCGCTCAAGGATGCTGATTGGTTTACCAATGATAAGAATTCTGAGGACAAGTCTTTTGATTTGTTAATTGCTATTAATGGAATGATATTCCAGATGGACGATTCGCTTACTATTCTTATGCGAGAAGATGGCATATATGGAATTGGATCTGGTTCTTCTTATGCGATAGGTGCTTTGCAGGCTGGCTATACTTGGCAGCGTGCTATGATTATTGCTGCAAAGAATGATGTTTATACTAGCCAACCATTCCAGATGGTTAAACAAAGTAAGGTGTGACAATGATTAGTCCACAAGAACCTAGTCGTGGTATGTCGAACGAAGAGTATGCT